AGCTGCTTCAGGTGATGCGCCGTGAGCTTGATCGATGGCTGATCCTTGCTTTCGATCAGGAACCTTGTTGCTGCCTCTTCCCAAGTTCGGGTGCGGCGTACGCCGTATACCTTCTGCTGTCGAAGCTGTTCCAGCCGGTGAATCAGGTACTGCTCGGCTTCTTGCCGGTCACCAGTTCCAGTGCTCTCTCGAAGTCGCTGCCCTCGGAACACTTTGTCGATTTGCCAGACTCCACCTTTCTGGTAGAGACCGGAGATCGCTTTTCTTGCCATGGTTTGCCTCCTTTGGCTTCACCCTGGCGCTCGCTGCGAGGGTGATTGTTGTCCTGATTGGCTACCTTTTCAATCGACTTGCTATCAACGTAGGCGTCAGCCCACTCATCCAGCTCGATTCGATCAAACGCTACGCCCTGTTTCCCGATGGGGAATTCCCGAACGTTCGGCCTTACGGTTTTGTTGAATTCGTCGCGGCACATGCCGAGATAGCCGGGGGCATCCATGAATCGGACGAACCTCGGAGGGATGCTGCTGGCCTTGGCCGCAGTAGCGTTTGCCATGGGAAATGCTCCATACCGCGCGTGGCGGCAAAGGGTGGTTAATGTGTGGAATTACATGTGAAAACGTCGCCCGACAAATGGCCGCTTTACAGAGTTGACACTCCGGGAACCAGGAATAAATATCCCATCTACGTAGGTTTCATCGAATTCAAACAAGAAGGAGACCGCCACGATGATGCGTAGAGGTTCCAAGTATTGGCTGTGGGCAGACTGTGAATTGCACTGCCGAACTCATGACGAAGTGCTCAGTGACGGCGCAGTCATCGATGTTCAAACGAGGGTTTCCAGAAAGGGACGAACCCAGCTTTTTATCGGCGTCTACGATAAAAACGGCGTGCCTGTGTTCGAAGAGTCGCACGATAATTTGGCCAACGACACGATGACGACAGCGCTTGCGTGGGGTGTTGGTCGTGCGCGTGCAATCTCATCCGGCAACGTGGTGAAGAGCGTTTCGAGTAGCGCTGGCTATTCGTTGACCTCTCAAACGCAGCGAACATCTGCAGCCTGAAATCATTCACTGAGTAACCAGCGACGCTTCGGTTAATTCATCGATGCGGATGCTGGTTATTCGGCTCACCGGATCGCCTCTGGAAGTTGGTGTATCGCACAATTACGGTCTGCGCGTCCCGGGCGAGCGCAGGCATGCTGCTGAATGGGAGCTGGCTGCAATTGCGGTGGACATGCACGCAGACTGCGCACATGCCGCCTTTGGGTTGGTGCGTCATCACCGCGGCCCCTTGTAGCAGTACATGTAGGCGAACCAGGCGAGGGCTGGCGCTGTGAGCAGGATCATTGCAGCGCCTCCGTCGGGACTTCGAAAAATCCGAGCTGGCCTTTGTACGGCATGAACGGGACCGGTTCTGCTGAGTCGACAACAAATCGGTACTTACCGAAAAACCACGGGGATTCTGCCTGATCCACGCAGTCATAGAGATGAGCAACCCCCACCACGCCACCTCGATCCAGTTGGTCGAAGCCTGGGATCTCGACGCCCAAGGAGCCTGCGAAGTCCCGGGTATCTTCGTACTCCTGCCGGTCACACCTTTCGAGGCATGGATCAGGAAGCGGCCACGGAATTTCGTCGGCCAGTCGCAGTTTTCGATGTGCTTGTGGCTGTTGACGATCAGCCACGCCCAGGGCTGGCGAATGGAAAGTGCTTTCATGGCGTCACCTCGCGACGTGCCCACTGCACATAGGGGCCATCATCCGTGTCGAAAATGCCGAGCAGGAACCAGCCATCATCGGGCGGCGTCTCAGGCTCCCAGCCGAGGCAGTGGGCCTCGCCGTCTTCCCAGTAGGGGTGGGCGTCCAAGTCGGAATCCATGTGCCAGCCGATGACCTTTAGGCCCTGAGCTTCGAGCCATGCTTTCCATACCTCGGCGTCTTCATCGAACTCCGGGATATCCGGGTGATACCAATATCCGTCATCGCCTCGCACGACTTCGACGGGGCCAATCAACTTTTCTTCAGGTATGACTTCGTCCTTGCCGCTATAGCGGCTGACTTTGAAGGGGGGAGGTCAGTTACAGGTGACCGGTGGTCAGATGGCACGAATCATTTTGAGTTGCTGTACTCCACTGCCCGAGGAGCAGTTGTTTCTTAATGGCGGTGGACTCCGCTCCGAGGAAAAGGTAATGGCATCGATCGACGACTTCAGATTTGAATCGCACCAACTCTTACTGGAACTGGACGCCGCTACGATGGGTATGATGCAGCTGGTTTCATCCAAGTGCGTTTCAGGCCCCGACTGGGACGCTGCGACCAAGAGACAACACGATGCATATGAGCGCTGGGATGCCTTTATCGGCGTGCCTGCTGTGGCAGCTTCAAAAATCACTCCGCCTGTTGGCTGATTAACTAGAGAAGAACCATACTTCTTGCCTGCCTTTGGAGAGTCCAATGACTAGGCGAGAAGAGTTTTTGGCAAAAGCGTTAGAGATTCATCGCGAATATGAGATCACCACCACTCGTATGCGCAAGATGATGGTAGAGAACCGTTCGTTTGGTCCCGAGTGGGACGCAGCGGACACTCGCCAGCGAGCTGCTCTTGAGGAGTGGTCTTCGCTTCTTCGTCATTTTCCCGATATCCAGACTACGGTGTGAGCCATAAAGGCTGACTTTGAAGGGGGAGGGAGTTTCCACTTCTTTCATCTGGCATATCTGTTAGGGCGTCGTAGGATGCTGATCATCATTTGATGCATACTTGCTCATCGAATTTGGAGGCAGGCAATGCACAATCGTGGAAACGTCTACTGGGGTTGGGTTGATCCTAAGATTCACTTTCGAAACAAAGATGAACGGCTATCCGATGGGACGTTGCTGAACCTTCAGGCTCGCACCTCATCGGCCCGCGAAACTCAGCTTTTTGTAGGCATCTATGGCCGGCAAGGCACCATGCTGATGGAGGAGTCGTTCGATTCACGCGCAGGCGAGACAATGACCCAAGCCATGATTTGGGGGCGTGAACGGGCAAACGAGTTCGTCTCTATGACCAGTCAATCCCTACCCCTTTCCAAGCCTGAGCGACTTCCTCGCAGTGGTTCGCGCCAAGCCAATTAACAAGCAATCTGTTACTGGCGGTTGAGGCTCGCGGCTCGTACTGATTCCTGATTCTGTTGTTGGCGGAGATCCGATCCTGCAAGGCTTTCCCCTTGGAGCGCTTGCCCCGCCGGAGCTGAGCATTGTCTTTGGCCATGGCCGGCCTCATCTATTACGTAGGCCGTTAGATCTAGCCAAGTCTGCTGCCGGCGCTGACGCACCAGCTTTTTTATCGGTCTCAATGTCCTGCGCCGAAGTAGGCAAACAAGATCAACAGGAGCGCCGAACCTGTGGTCCAGCGCAGAAGCGTGCGAGCGAATGCTTTCGCTGGCTTGTGGCTGGCAGCGAACTGGCTAGCATTGTTATGACCAGACGGCTCACTTTTTGCCGTACCAGTGGAGTGCTCGATTACTTCAAATGTGATGCCGCCGCGTGGCACAACGGTGTAGTTCAGTATACGAACGGGCTCATCACGACCTACGCGTTGGTACATTTCGGTGGTGGCCTGGGACGTCTGGAGACGCAACCCTTGGAGGATTGCTTGGCTTTGTCTGATCGTTTGGTTCATGACGATTCCTCAGTGTGGTTGCGTGTACTCGTCAGCACTCGATCCGTCTGCTGGTTGCCGTTGGGCGCAGGGGAGAGTGCTGACGGATAAAGGCTAGGAAAAAGAAAGGCCCGTTGGACGTTCGGGCCTTTCGCAGATGCAGTGATCTTTGGGCTATGGTTTATTTCATGCTGGTCATCCTCGAATGCGCGCCGTTGGCATCTTGGCGGGCGCTCGCCGTACTCTGGTTTGTTCCTGCAGGTGGCCGGTATAAGCCGGGATTTCGTCCGCATCGGTGAGCTCTGAAGCGATGGCACAGAGACCATCCAACAATCGTTGTGCTTCAGAACTCACCGATGCGGCCTGGTGCTGGGGAGGGCCAGGTGCTCGGGCAGTTAACGACAGGCTGTCGTTTGGCGCAGGTTGATCTGTGACCTGAAACTTCGTACGTTCACATCTCGAAATCGGGCCGTACTGGAAGATTTATGTCTTCTCCCTCATGGATTGGCTCTTGGTCGTAATTTCCAGCAAGACAGGCAAGCACTCGTTCAAACGATTGAGCAACTGCCTCATCCCAAACCGCCGTCAATTTTCTGCTTTCCCCACCGTGGGCCACATAGAATCTTGCTGACAGTGCTGCAGCCGCACCTGCTTTATCGTAAGCAGCAATTACCAGCTTTATCAGGTCAGGCCTGTCATAGAAGGTAGTGAAACTTTCGAAAAACCTGCGAGACCAGCCATCCTCATGGCCCAGCTCAAACTTACCCATGGCTATCTCCCGGTTGTTTTCCCAATGCACCCGGTAACCAGGTTCATCAGTGAAAATTTCCGTCCTATTGCCGCCGGAGGGGCGGGACGCATTGCTTGCCAGGTCATTCACACTGTTCAGGCGTTTCACCATCGAGCAGCCGTCCAGGTTGTTCCTGTCGTTGGCAGGCTTTCGGGCCTGTCTGCTCGCCGGTCGCCGGTAGAGGCAATGCGGTCTGTTTTTTGTTGCGCTGATTGTTAAAGAGCGACGGGAGATCCCGCATCGCCGGGTTGCTTCGTGGCGATGACTTAAATATCTCCCTGGGAGTTAATTAAGTCAACTCCTAGGGAGATAAATATTCCGATAGACCTAAAAAAACCCGCATTGCGCGAGTTTTTTGGCGATCAGATATTGGCCGGGAGGCTCCAGGAGACGCGGGCGGCGCCGTCTTCTTCTCTACTCAATGTTACGTGCTCGGTATCGGCTATGTCGTCAAGGAGTCGTTTCCAGTCCTCCTGGCACTCATCCGCGCCTCTTCGAATGACTGCCATCTTTCGTTTTTGGGCAGCGGGGGAGCTGATGATTTTTTGGATGCGGAGTCCGAGAAGGTCAAACGAGTTTGGCGGTGTTGGTTTGTTTTTCGATGTTGCCATCGCACTGCTCCTTTTGCGTATGGATATACAGTGAATGGCTTGCTGCGTAAGCGCTAAAGATTAACGATTAAAAACAATTATTTAGCAGAGAAAAGCCCGCAACTAGCGGGCTTCAGAAGGGAGGTGCCTAGGGGGAGTAATGACAAGTCGAAGGGCTCAAATTTAGATTCTGCCCAGCACCTTGCTAGGGGCAAGGATTGCGCCTACGTAATGGATTTTATCGATATCAATCCGAGCTACTGTCAGCCTCTCACCGTAAGCCGAGTTGATCGACATGAGGCTGACGTCTTCTTCGTTTTCGAAGAGCAGTTCTTTAACCATGCTCTGCCCATCAGTGGTGGTGACCATCACATACTCACCTGGCACTAGGCGGTGATTGGGCTCGCAGACGGCGATCCAACCACTACGAATTGCCGGAGCCATTGAGTCACCCTTGAGTCGGAGTGCATAGGCGTCTTCATCCCTAGAGTAGGTCTCAACCCAGCCAGCAGCCTGGTCAAGACTGGTCCAGTAGCCTTCGTGACCGAGTTGTGCCGTTCCGACAACATCGATTCGACGAGGAGCACTGGTAATTGGCGGGCCAGGCTCGACGTTTGACTGCAGTGATTCGACTTGTGGCGCAGCATTGGCGGCAATCGCCAATTCGGAGATTTCTTTCGCAATCCGTGGGCTGAATCTCTCTACGGGTATGCCGAGCATTTTAGCTATCTCAGCTGCCATTTCCTTGTTGAGCGCACGGCTACCGTTCAAGTGACTGCTTAGCGTGCCTTGGCTCATGCCTACGGAAAGTGCGATCTCTTCTTGAGTCAGCTTCTCGCCTTTTGGCGCACGCGCATTGTAGGCAGCCAGCTCCGCTTTTAATGCGGCGCACTCCGTCTTTTCCCACTCAAGTAATGGTCGTCTGTCGTTTTTCATTTCCGAAGAGTATTCCCGGTGGAGATACATATCCATCTCCAATGGAGTTGATTAAAAAAGCTCCATGGGAGATATTGTCGGCTCAGATACACCACCGGAGACCGGACAGTGCGTCAACTCACCCTCAGCCAATTTGCTACCGAGAAGGGGCAGACCAAGGCCGGAAATTTGTTAGGCATGACCCAAAGTTCAATAAATAAAGCTCTGCAGGCAGGGCGTGAGGTTTTTGTTACGGAGCACGCAGATGGCTCTTACACAGCGGAAGAGCTTAGACCGTTCCCGGTTCAAAGCGCGAAAAGGACGCGTCGCCGGATGCTGCCCATCTAATGAGCCAACTTTGAGCGCAATGGCGCCGAGAGAAAACTAGACAATGAAATCGCCAGTACTAGAAACCCGTCGCGCAGTGGTGATCGAGGTCGCGAAGAAATACCCAGGCGGCCAGGTATGCGCTTCAGCTCGCCTCAGTCTCGAACTGAAGCGTTTTAAGAATCAGGTTTATGAGAGCGGCGGTGTTGTTCCTCTTAGCGATGAGGAGGTTTACGTCCTCGAAAGCGAGCAGGGCACCACACGCTTACCGGACTACATCTGCGCGATGTACGGCGGTGTATTTGTCCGCCTGCCTGAAGTCGGCGATCTCGACAACGTAGACATGCACCAGCGCTCTTTGCGTACTTCTGTGAAGCGCGGCCGGGTTGACCAGTTTCTTGCCCTCGCGCTGGAGGACGGCGAAATCACTGCCGTGGAAGCATCGGAGATTCTGGCCTTGCATGCCAAGCACCTGGCTGCGAGGCACGAGGAGGTGACCGCACTGATCGAGTTGCACAAGTCGAAGCGTCCAGCCCGACCGCTAGGCGGAAAGGATTGATATGCAGTTCACGATCACGATCAACCAGGTCAAAGCGCTGGAGTGGGGGTTGAACTCGCAGCAGGCGTTGTTGTTTTCGTTTGTCTACGAGTGCCCTAGCTGGGCAAGGCCAATCAAGACCGATCACGGGATTTTCTTTGCCTTGAGCAAGGCAAAGATCGTGGAGGAATTGCCCTTGCTCACCGACAAACCTGATACCGCGTACAGACTTCTCAAAGGACTCGAAATCGCCGGGCTGATTGAGCTATCCCACACGGCAAATATCAGTTTGTTTCGTTTGACCGAGAAGGCCAAAGAATGGAATCGCAAGCTGGACGGATCGGAAAAATATCCGACCTCTGATGTGAGCCAAGGTCGGATAAAAATCCGATCTGCCTCGGAAAAATCTCCGAGCAAGGTCGGAAAAATTTCCGAACAGGGTCGGAAAAAAATCCGAGAAGGGTCGGAAAAATTTCCGACAAATCAGGGTACCAGTAATCAGGGTACCAATCAGGTAACCAGTAATCAGGAGAAGCAGGGCGCTGATGCGCCAAGCAAATCGGCAAAGTTTGATCCGCTGATGGTCAAACCGGAAAACGTCAGCGTCGAGGTGTGGGCCGACTGGTGCCAGCACCGCAAGGAAATCCACAAACCCCTTACCGCCAAAAGCTGCGAACAACAAGCCAAGGCCTTGGCGGCACACCCAGACCCTGATTCCGTGCTGGTCCTTTCGATCAGCAACGGATGGACAGGGATCTTCCCTGACAAGCCGGTCGGCCTCGCACATTCACTTCCAGTCAGTCGCCACTCCGGCTTCGACACTCGCGATTACAAGGCTGGCACCAAGGAGAACGCCAATGGCACCTTCCGTCTCTAATCTCAGTGCTCACATAGACCGCAAATTCCGCGTCATCGGCCGTAAACCAGCGAGCTGCTTCGATCATGGCGATTACTCAGCGGTCATCCTCAAGGGAGGCAGCCTGTCAGGCTGTCCGATCTGCGCGAGTAACCAACGCGATATGCAAGAGCTCGAACGCAAGCGCTCCCAGTTTCGGATTGTTCAACAGTCGAGCGCCCGGATTCCAAAACGTTTCGCGGAAAAGACGTTTGCCGATTTCGTCGTATCGCACCCTGCCCAGCAGATTGCCCTGGATGCATGCACCGATTATGTCGAGAACTTTTCGAAACATCGCCGAGAAGGTCGCTGCATGTTGCTGCTGGGGAAGGTTGGCACCGGCAAGACGCACCTAGCTATCGCCTCGGCCAATCACCTGATCAACGAATGCATGGTAAAGGCGATCTACCGCACGGTGGGCTCACTCATCGGCGATATCCGGGCGACGTTCAATGATCGCTCGGGCGAGTCCGAGGCGCACATCCTGCGTGAGGTGATTGGCGCGGACCTGCTGGTGCTCGATGAAGTCGGCGCCACCAAGCAGAGCGAGTTCGAACTGGCCACGCTGTTCAGCATCATTAATGGTCGTTACGAGCAATGCCGCCCGACGATCATCGTCAGCAACCTTTCTCCTGCAGAACTGAACGACGCTATTGGCGCGCGCTGTGTCGACCGCATCCGCGAAAACGGGTGCATTGGCGTGGCATTCGAGTGGGAATCTCAACGCGGTAAGGAGGGCTTCTGATGGGGATCAGCTTGGAAACACCCGATCGCCGCTTGGCTATTCCGGATCCGGCAAACTATCGGTTTGCCGTGTTCTGCTGCTCTTTCAAGTTGGACCTGAGTGATACACCGGACCACGCGTTGGCACTGTTCGCGAATCAGGCGATGGCCGAGCGCTATGGCGTCTGGATGTGGCCAACCACCTTCCAGGTCGTTGACCTCGACGATACCCCCGGTGCACGAACATGAACGCGCTGGTGAAAACCCTGACCGTCAAACTGTCAGATGCCGAAATCGAACGCAATGCGAAGAAGCTGCATGTACGCGACTTGCGTGATGCCAGTCACCCTGCGTTGCACTTTCGCTTCGCGAAGAATCGTGCGCGCGGGTCGTGGTACCTGCTGAACAAACGGCAGTGGCACCGCATCGGCGCCTTTCCCGACCTGTCCACCAAGCAGGTGGTCGCGGCGTTGCCGGCGGTGCGCTTGCGCGTGGCAGCCGATGGCGCTGCCAGCGTTTCGGGTTGGGTCACTGTCGGCGAGCTGCTCGACTGGTTTGCTGATCGCATGTCGCGCTCCCGTTCGCTTTCGGCCAAGCGCCGGTCAGCCATCAAGTCAGCCATCAACTGCCAGCTCAAGCCACGCCTGGATGATCTGCTCATTGGTGACGTCAACGCCCAGACACTGGACAAACTGCTGATGTGGCCGGCTCAGGCAGAGCTGTCGCTGTCATACGTCCAGCAGCTCTACCGCCTGCTGGCCATGGCCTTCCGGCAGGCCCGCAAGCTGGACCTGATTCCTATCAACCCGATGGCCGAGCTCAAGTTCGGCAACTTCACGACAGCGCGCATCCTGCCCAAGGCCGCGCGGCTGCGCGACGTCCAATTACCCGAGCTGGTGGTCCTGCTCACCAAACGCTTCGAGAGTGCGCCAGGGGACGCGATGCTGGCCTTGATGATGTTGTGCCACGGCACCCGTATCGGCGAAACCCGCCAGTCCCGCTGGGCCGACATTGCACTGCCTGAACGTGAGTGGTTCCTGCCAGCCGAAAATACCAAGAGCAAGACCGAGTTGCGGGTGCCGCTGACTGACCAAGCCTGCGCACTGCTGCGCCGCTACCGAGAACGGCAAGTCGCACAAGGGTATGAGGGGCCGTTCCTATTTCCATCTCGCCGAGGGAAGGCGCTCAGCGAGAATCAGGCCAGTGCAGTGTTCACCCGATTAGGGCAGGGCGCCTGGACCAGTCACGACCTGCGCAAGGTGGCGCGTACCGCGTGGACCGACCTTGGCGTTGATGGTCACATCGGTGAAATGCTGCTGAACCACTCCCTCGGCAAGATCGCCTCCACCTACATCAACACCCAGGCCAAGGAGCAGCGTCGGCTGGCGCTGGTGAAGTGGCACCACTGGTTAGATAGCCGCGGCTTCAAAAAGATTCATGCACAGACAGGCGTTAGATATGAAGAATCGCAAAACCTCGTAGACGCCTTGAACAGCGTGGCCTGCGAGTCCATTCCGCAATTTGTTAAGGGCGAGGTTTGAAAACATGAAAAATG